GCTGCCTTGCGGAGGCTGCTGCGAAGGATTATGTCCTCAACCTTTCCTGGGTACCAGTAGGGCTCGTCCTTCGCCTGAGCCATTCCACCTAGACCAACGAAAGCGGCTACGCCCGCGAAGGGTCCAAGTGCTCGGCGGCCAAACCTCAACTTCCGGCGACGCCCGATTGGTGCCGCGTCGCGCTCGCGGATGGCTGCTGGGGAGAGCGCCCGCTCTGGTTTGGGAAGTTGGAAATTCTCAGAAACACGACTCACAGAATCTCCATCGTGGGCACTTGGAAAAAAGACTGTGCTTTCACGAACTAAGTCTCGCTGCCGTTTCGTGCCTGCAGCATAAACATCTGTGGGCTCTGGTTTTACACTAGGCGTAGTAATGACCTCGAACCCTTGCGAAGATGTCACACCAGAAAAACCCAGTTCTTCAAGTACCTCCATTGTATTTCGTGTATATCCCTCCGGCGTGNAAGTCAATTCCTTTAACTCCTCCGCAAGTAGGACAATATCCGAATCACGCGCAAATCCATCTAAGTCTAACCNAGTCCGAATTTTATCTAGTAAGTCTACGGCACGGTCANNGTGCCAACGGTCNCTGTNGTATCCAGCATCCGTACCAGTAAAGAGTTCCCTTCTATTAAGGATATCTTCCACTGCGTCGTCGAAACCAATACTTTCTAAGACACTGCGATCTGTTACCGACCTATTTATTTTGCCTGACAACTCATCAACGCCAATTGGCCATCGATCAGAGTGTACAGCCCCCCTATGAAGGTAAACTCCCTCTTTAGGTAACGCATACTCCAGTATATCTGCGTCATACCCAAAACGCTTACCCATCTCATAAGCAACATCTGGATCGTTAGCTAGATACTTACCCTTCAGACCTCCGATCCCCGCTTCGCTGCCTTCCNTTAACTGAGATGGGAGAAATTGTCGTGGTGTAGGGGTACCATGATAGAACCGGGCACCCTCTCTAACCATTAGCGAACCAGAAGCAGCGCCGATTAGCGCCTCTGAAACATACTTCCCCTGTACTTTGGCTCTCTTCTCCGGTAGTTCCGCTATTTTTTGTTGGGTATAATTCTGGTTACCCATCCAGTGTAACGCGACTGCGGTGCGTTGCTGGCGTAACATGGTAGAAGATGTCCCCGGCGTAAACTTTCTTTTCCTCAACTGCCGCCAGAGTTTATTGTCCAAGAACTCATTGAATGCGCGGCTACCTTTACCCTCTGCAGAAAAACCTCTCGCCTTCCGAGAAAGCTGGAGCAGTGAACTATAAGAGCCATCTATAAGAGCTATCTTTACATCTACAGGTGCACTACGTACCCCAGGAATTAACGACTCTGTTTGCTTCATTGCGATAGGGAGATCGAGCTCAAAGTAAAGTCGCTCGGCTATCTTCTCGTCTACCTCAAAATCGTGCGCAAGGTACTCCTCAGTAGAGATCCCAATGATTTTGGCTGCCCGCTCTTTCTTGCTATCACGGACACCATGCCCATAGCCTACTGTTTTAAGCTCGCGATTACCATCAGACCCATCCGTATAAGGTAACTCACGGAATCCCTCGTATAACTTAGTCCGTTCAAAGGCTTGCCTCTGCTCGGCCTTAGAAAGTAAATCCCCCTTACCCAAGAGTCTGAGCCGTGGCTGGTGGCGCTAGGCCCGCTTGTAATGCCGCTGCAATCTGATTATCTATAGCGCCATCTCTAGATACCCCAGGTACGGGGGCGCTCTGTTGCATCGAGGTAGCTGCTGCCCGACGGGCATGCGCGTTGTGCTCAGTGATTACTCGCTGCAGCATTCCGACAGATGCCTCGCCAATACCCTTCTCAACCGCTTGCATAAGAACGCGATCGTAGTAGGCGACATACATTTCGTGCTGATCTTCTGGGTATACTTTAATCGGGTGTCCAGTTTGGAGGTGTGCAATATACCTCTCCTCTGGGCCCTCTTCTAATACAGGTGCGTCTAAGAAGACATCCACATCCTCAATTCCCATTGCCTTACCCATCTTGCGAAGAGCTTCCCGGATCATGCGAGGCATTGCGCCTCTAAACGAACCGTATACATTGGTTAGNGTGGTGAGCCAGTTGAAGTAAGCCTCTACCTCGCCCTGGCGACTTAGGTGGCCTAGATCTGTCGCGTCTACCTCAAAGGAGAATGCAGCTGATACAGGATCCGGCACAGGGATAATGTGAGATAGCCCGTTAGGAAGAGGCAGCTCAATTTCCGAGCCATAAGCAATCCGCTGGTAAGACTGGTGCACTCGCGCCATGTCGCTCCAAAGATTAGCCATTACCTCAAGACGATCTCGGTTGCGTCTGTTACTAGCCGAAACCATCGATGATGCCTCTGTTGCCGACTTACGGGGGTTCGCTGGAACACCCCGGTCAATTGGGCCAACGCCTGTCACATCATCAAAGAGTGAGAGATAAGCCTGAAGCGATGCCAAGTATTCACCGAGCACGCTGTTTTGTTCCGTTGGGCGCATCGTGGCGTTAATGCCACGTGCCGCATCATCCACATCTACGGGAACATAAACTGTTGCCCCCGGAGAAGACTGCTGAACTACAGCAATAGCATCATCACTAATAGCACTACGATCGTAGAGCATTACCTTATTTACAGTAGTGACCTCCCGATTGATTTGAATCAATACCTGCACAATCATACGCATAAGCGGAATCCATGAAAGTACCTCGGCAGGCGCAACGTCTTCCTTGGGCGCTGGGTCCAGGAAGGATGTGATGCGCAAAGGGGCGTCCGGCAAGTTTTCGGTATAGGTGTACTCGCCCAATGAGTCGAGCGCTTCCCTGCGCTCCTTATTTGGAGCCTCCCCATTAAGGCGCACAAATACACTCATAGGTACGCCGTCGATCTTCTTCGAGCCAAACTTAAAGCCCTCGTGGTAAACCTCCGTGACCTGAACAATGTCCCAGTCATTAGGCTTAGCGCCAGATCCTAGATCGGGGCGCCACTCTTTAGGGAGGTCTGCCCACTGCTTCTGGTATGAGTGCCAGGTGAACCGCCGATGAAAGGGCTCGTAGCCACAGTCACCCGGCTCAATCGGGATAAACTTAATTGCCTCGTAAGCCGTCTCTGCATCTTCGTTAAGTACAACCTTACAACCAAAGTAAGGAGAGAGTAGGCCCAGGAAGGCGCAGCGGCGCATGGCGGCCTCAAGGCCCCCGTGATCTGTGGCGAAGCGGGTCAGCTCGTTCTGGTACTCAGCCGAGCGGGCCGCTCCGGGTACCCGCCCCCGTGCATCTAAGGTAGGGGTGCCTGGGGTAAGCGCAGTGACGATCTGGCGGATCCGGCTCAAGAACAGGTTGGCCGTCGTTTCCGGTGGGCGCCATGTCTTGGTGCTGGTCGCATCAATAACCTGATCTAGTGGAATACCCTGGTCTCCTAGAATAAGCCTAGCAGCACCTCCAAGAGGATCACGGCCAGTATAAATATCACTAATGAGTTTTTCCGTTCCCTCTAAAGGTTCCTGCATCGCAGACATAGCCTGCTCGACCAGGGATTTTAGTGCGCTCGCGGCGTCTTCTTTTAGTTTGTATGCCATAGGTTAGGGCCAATTGGCGCCGCCGCCGCTCGAATTGCCTCGACGTAGTTGGGAGCGCCATATGGTTGTACCAGATTCACCTTCCGCTTGCAAGCTAATTCCGGGTAGATTACCGCGCCGCTCGATGTGTGTAGATAACATAGCGAGTGCGGCTGGAAGATCGTCCGAATCGGAGAGGGGGAACTCGGTTAGACGCTGCACCAACTTGTCACGACCAGGGAAGTTGGGGAGAAAGCGAAGGAAGCCCTTACGCATCCCCGTTTGACAACCTTGCAGTCTATAGGGGAGAGCGACGGTAGGCATTTTGTGCCCCCGGATCTTGACGCCACCCAGCCGCCCACGCTCCTCCATCCAAGGAACAATGAGCGCCTGCGCCGCGTACTTCTCTACCCAGATAGATTTGAGTGATGGGTAGTTCTGGATGCAGAACTCCTCGATGTGGGCGGCGGCTGCATCTGCGCCCCCCTTAATTTCGTGCGCGTACGTTGGGATAAATATATTTCGGTCCTTCTCATACTTATCCTGGAGACCAAGGGCTGCGGCGGTGAGGCAGCGAACAATGATGATGCCGTTGCAGTCGCCCTGTGTCCCCTCGATGCGGGCTACCGGATCCCAGAGCAGGATCTCCGGCCCCTTTGGCAGCTTATTGAGACTCAGTTGAGAGTCGGTGGCGGCTAGGATCAGGTTGTCATCGAAGAGCGCGTCCTCGGCAGGGATCGGGTCGCAGAGATACTGAGCCGCAAAGAACTGCTTGCTCAGGTTGTACTGCTTCTCCTTGATCTCGTCTGCATTGAGGAAAGAAGGGGAGAGGGGCCAGGTGCCCCCGGGGCCGGGGCCTTCCGTATCCCGCTCGTCCGTGTCAGGGTTCACCCCATCCCAACACCCGAAGCGGAACTGGGCCCAGTCCTCCCGCTCAGCGAGGTAGCTGATGACATCCGAGAAGGCCCAAGGGGTGCCGATGTGCTTGATGGGGGAGTCGGGCGCATACATCAGGGGCTCAAGCTGCTCAATGAAATCGATGATCTGGCGCCGACGGGCGAAGGTGCGGGAGTTCTGCTCGTTGGCCGGATCGTCAATTACCGCATGGGTAGGGTGGTTACCCGCAAGGTTCGACTGGACAGAAGCGGCGAATACGGAGGGCTCGCGCCCCCGCCCCGACCGGCCCACAATGTTGAACGCCTCGCAGGGCCCCGACTTGCGGGGGCGCCCCGCGCCACCCATCCCACCATGCGCCCCATGAATCTCGAGGTGAGGGAAGATCTCCCCCAAAGGGACACGCAACCCAGGGAGGATCTCAAGCTCGCCCATCAAGCGATCCCTCACCTCGCCCACCAGCTTCTTGGCCAAGTCCAGGGAGGCGCAGGCGATCAGGATGCGGGCCCCCGGATTGTGGAGAAGGGTCCAGGCGGTGTCCACCACAGAAAGGATCGTAGACTTGGCGTGGCCCCGGCTGACCACCGTGCTCGTCTTCGGCTGCGAGTAGGCGTGATTAAGAATGTCCCGGTGGAGCTGGCCAAACTGCTTGCGCCCGTCCGGCGTGCCCGAATAGCCCAGGGCGCGGCCAAAGGCGATCGGGTCTGTGGCGATCGCGGTGAGGGCGTCTGTTACCTCCTTTGGCGTAGGATCCATAGTTTGATTGTAGCGGGGCCCC